ATGAGTGTCATAGTGACCTACTTTCTCGGGTAGGTGACCAGCCTAAACAGGTTTTGTTGCCTCTGTCGGTGATACCCCGAAAACGGCTTGCCAGCGCTGTTTTGCGATGATCGGGTCATTAGCAACGTGCGGGTCAATTTCTATGTGGTACCAATCGCCAATCTCCACGCTAGGTAGCGGTTGCCATGTGCCACGATCGCATTTCCATGACCGTTGCATTGCGTAGTCAATCACAAGTTGTATGCCCAAATGATCTGCGTTCTCTAAACACTTGACAATAAACGCTAATGACGCTTTGCGGCCGTCTGCTTTGCCAAGTTTCTTTTGATTAAGCCAACGGTACGACAAATCCATTGCCAACCCTCGAGCATGATTGCTGATCGTGCCGGGTCGGTTGCGAATATCACGATGCACAAATGTGCCGTTATTCCACAAACTGCCGTCGCTGTGTTTGCACGCAAGTTCAGCCCATTTTGCTGTGCCAGCCAACGCAGACTTTACGACTGGCTGTTGCGTAACTATGTAAGCGCGATTAGGCATTGTTATTTAGTTTGTTTTTTTATGCCGTTAGACGCAACAATGCCCGACAATGTGCCAGTCAAAAACACAACAATGGTTGACATTAGGTCAATGAATGCGGCGTCATTGGGGGCCTGTTTTTCAGGTTGCGACACAAAAAGCAGTCCGTACGTCATGCCTAAAACTATGGTGCTAAAAACTATTGCCAACAATACGCCAACCGTGACGATCATGCGTGCGTGCAATTCGTCTGACGTGTATCTGTGTCGAGTCATGGTGTTATGCCGCATCGATCAGGTACGTTGCAGTTATCTAGCGTCATGTTTTTGACCCGTGATTTAACTGTAAGTGTGTTGTCGCGTGTTGTTTCGCAAGCGGTCAGCACAATAAGTAATGCCAAACTAGCCAAGTAGTGCGGCGGCTTCATCTACTGTTAATCCAAGTTTGTCTAACACAACTAGACGCGCTGCAAGTTTTGCGGCTTGTGCTTTGGCTTGCGCTTTTGCTTCGGCTTGCGCTGCGTTAATCGCTGCGGCTTCATCTGTTGTTGCGTCACGGACTAAATCATCTATCTGTATTTTGTATGTCATAAAATCCTAACTATTTGTGTAACCGTAAACACGAATTGTTCCGCCAGTCATTGCGTTTGCTGTGGCAATAGTAAAGGCGGTGCTACTTGCGGCGTTTGTATCTGCACCAGTTTGTAAGCCGCCGTAACCCGGGTTTGCGTTCATACATTGAAATTGTGTTGCCGCTGTTTGAAATGGGTTTTGTATTTGCAGAGTAAACGAATTTAATCCTGCGCTGTAAATACCTAGCGATGCATAAGCCAGATTTGCGCCGCCATTACCAGTAACGGCAAGACCTGCAGTAGTAAAAAATCCCCAATTTTGATATGTGCTACCAGCCGACCCACCAAGCGTTAGTTTTATATCTGCCGCACCTGTAGCAATACTGATAGCCGAAGCAATAATTAAATAGTTGTCGTAGGTAGCACTAAACGCACTTGAAACCGTAACGCTTGAAACCGAAGTGCCAACAGTTTGTGTTTTAACCAAAATCAAACCGCTAGCACCCACCGTTTGCCACGCTGCACCGTCATAATATTGCGTTGTGTCAGTTGCCTCAATATAAGCAAACTGACCCTCGGCAAGCGCCTTTTCACCCGCACCACCAAACGCTGCGTCACGCGTAACCGTAGTAGCAAAAACTGGAATACCAGTATTTATTTGCGTTTGTTGTGCGGCCGTCAAAACCTGACCGGCTGTAAATGCTGGTACTGCTGTCTGCGCGTTTGCACCCATAATTGCCTACTTTACCCTAGAACGTTGTCAGCGTTGATGATACCAAACGACGTGTCGTCAAGAATTAACTCGTAAACAACAATAGTTGGCGACGTGTAATAAGTGACGCTATGCCCTGCGTTTACGCTGATCGTATGTTCAATGCCCTCGACTGCCAGTTCTTGTGCCAACTCGGTAGTTGTCACGCCTGACACAAAAGATTTTTCAATGGTAATTGTGTCGCCTACGTCAATGACGGCCACCGTGTCACGTTGCGCGCTAGTCAACAAAGCAAACGACGTAGCCAAAGACGTGTACCGCGCCTCAGGTTCAGGGTCAAGCAAATATAAAGCCAAGTCAAGCGCCGCCGTGTCGTTATGCAAAAGGCTGTTAGTAATGCTGTAAGTCTGCACAAAATACTTTGCCTGACTACCAGCGTCGTCAGCAACCTGCGGATTGTTACTGCCAAGTATCTGCACGACTGCTCTATTAGTTACCTGATCGGCTTCAAAAGTTATGCCTACGCCGTTGTACGGAATGTTTGTGCCGTCGTCGTGAAAGTCTGCTACCGACGGTGTGAGCGTTGTGCCTAGTCGAGCGTCAAACACTAGATCGCCGTCACGCGACATAAACAAGCGACCCTGCTCAGCCTCGTTCACGTCAGACAAATAGCCCAGCACGTTTGTGCCCTGCGGAATTGTGAACGCAGCTGCACCGCCAAGCGTCTGTGTGCCTGTAGCAATGTCACGCGTCAAGGCTGGAAACGCAACTTCAGGCCGATCAAGTACCGCCGTGACTCGAGCGCTAGACAACTGCTCGCTGACGTTAAATTCGTCTAAATATGTTTGTGCCAACAAATAAAAATCGTCTGCACAAAACACGGTAACGGTATCCAAACCTGCCAGAGCAAAATTGTAGTCAAAATTGACAATCACGCCGACAAAAAGGTACTCCTTTACGTTTAGCGAACTGTAACGCGACAAGCGCACTCGACGCATAGGTGCAAGACCCGGTTGGCTTAACGGTGTGTCGTAATACGGCGACTGCGTATCAAACGGGTTAAAAATACCTGACGTGTCAAGCATCGTAAACGACATAGTGCCAGCACTAAATTGGTCGCCCTGATCGCGACGGCCGCGCCTAACCGTGATGCTGTTTACGCCGTCAAGCACGCTCGCAAAATCTGTCGTACCGTCAAGCACATATTCGGTGTTGTCAAGTACGCCAGCGGTTGCGTCGTCAAGCAAAAATGCGTCTTGAATAAACCCTGTGTCAATCTCTAAGTCATAGTTGCCACTAGCGACAACGGCTGTACCTGCCATTACGACGCAATCTGTAAGTCGAGTGGCCCGTTAGTGCGCTGGTAGGCCAGCAAACTGTTTAACACGCTTTGCCCGATCTCGGCGCTAGTTGACATACCGCCTGTCACGTTTATTGTTACGCCACCGTTACTACGCGCTGCGATGCGTTCAGCGTTGCCTGACGTTGTCAAAGCGCCTTGTATGGTCACTAGGTCGCCAGCGCCAGCACCAGTACCGCCACCACCACCGCCACCCCCGCCGACTCGACTACCGCCACCGCCTGAACCACCGCCACCAATAATTGCTGGCACGGTTGGCATAGTTGGCGTAACAATTGGTTGCGGTGCAAAACGTAAAGCAGGCGGCAAAGTTGACACGTTACTTGAACTTGGCGGTGTAAAACTTGGCAAACTTACTTTGTCAATTAAATTAAGTTTGCTTGCAAGCGCAAACAAATCGTACATTGGGCCAAGCACTAATCGAATTAACGAACCAAATCGTGACCAAGCGTTTGTAAGAGCGTTTGTTTTTTGTTCTAAATAAATCATTGCCGCTGCCGTTGCAGTTATTGCAATTACTGCCGCACCAAACGGTGTTAACGCCATGACAAAATTTAAGGCTAAAATTGCTGTTGTAACGGCAGCAATCGTGCCAGCAATATACAAAAATGCTTTAGGGTTTTTTTGTGCCCAGTCAGCAAACATTTGCAAATAAGGCAACACGGCTTGCAACGCTGGCAACAAAGCAGCGCCAATACTTTCTTTAGTTTCATCCAAACTATTTTTTAAAATTTTGAATTGACCGGCTGCAGTTTGTGCCGACGCTGCAGCCGCGCCGCCAAAATTGTCGCTTAACGCAAGCATCACCGTGTCAAGATCAGCGCCGTCTTTTATTAAACCTTTCATCTCAGGCGACAACGCCTGCAAACCTTTCATATTGCCTGCATACGCTTTGGCAAGCGCATCGCTAACTGTTACAAGATCTGTGCCAGTTGCAGTTGAAATATCTTGTGCAAGCGATAACGCTGTAGTTGCATCGCCAACATTTTTCGTACCGACAAGCAACGCGCTAAACGCTGGCCGTAACTCGCTGTCAGCCGTACCAGTTGCCCTCGACATAGCCGCAATCATGTCCTCAGTTGCTGCCACCGTCGCGTCGGTAGCGCCGACAACGTTCTGCATCGTGTTAGCCAAAATTGCCTGTTGCTGTTCATCCTCGGCTGCCGCTTTAGCCGCCAACCCGAGCGCACCTGCAACCGCCGTAATTGCAGCTGCCGCTGGCACGGCTGCTTTTTTGATAGCAAACTGTGCTTTCTCGCCAACCGTTTCTAATTGCTTAAATTCTTTTATTGCTTTGTCAATGCCTTTGCCGTCAAACTCAGAGACAATTGGAATACTTAATGCCATTACAAACCTGCCTGCACGACGCGCATAGTTTTAGCAATCATTTTTGTCATCTCAGCTTCAATACCGCGACGCGCTTTATATACAGCCGGGCCGATCAGTCGAGTGCGACCAGCGCTAACTGGTAAGCCAACAAACAACAAACTTGTATTTAATTTGTTTGAGTTAGCGCGACCAGCCGTTTCAAAGATTGCGGCCGCTGGGTCTTTTTGCTCAATAAGAATTACGCCGACTGCGTTGCGTCGAGTGTCAAAACGTACTTTTACGCCGTTAACTGCTTTGGCTACTGTAAACGGAAAGTTTGGGCGTGTGCGACCTTGCTCTTGCCATTTGTATTTCATGCCTGACAATGGCACTTGTGTGTAAACGGCTTTGGCTGCTTTAAGCGCTGGCTGTGCGATTGCGGTTGCGTCTGCCTTAAAATCTTTTTGCAGTTGCGGGTCAATTTTACGCAAAGAATTAATTGTCTGCTTAACCCCGACAATCTCAATAGTTGTTGATGCTGGCATTGCGCTACCTCTTTTGCTTATTCAATAGCGTAATCACCGTTATTAGGTCGCGCGTGTCAAACTCGATTGTCGTAGGCCAATACCCTGTTGCAACTAGTAACTCTGCTAGTTGCCGTCGGTAACTGCCTACGC